GATATGGATTTAGTCTTAAATAGGCTAAAAACAGCGTCATCTGTATCAGTTATAGTCACTGTTATAGTATCAGCATTACCAGAATCTTCAGATACGAGTATTGATTTTATAACAGCTGTAGTAGCTGATGGTACAGTATACAATGTAGTAGCACTATTACTAGTTAAATCCTTCTTTTTGTTTACAAATGTATTAGCCATTATGCCACAAAGAAAGCTTCCGCTTCCGCCTCATCTTTTAAATCCTGTTGAAAGGATGTGTTTAATTTTTGTACTATACTATCAACATCTCTTACAAACGATTGTTGTATTTGTTGATCATATTTTTCTAGTGGTTGTGTTAATGATTGTACTATTCTTGCCATATTACGTCCATATACTCTCTGGACTCACTTGATATTGATTTATCAATTGATTCATCTGTGCCAAAGTATTCATACCTCTTTCATTTAAAGCTCCTTTATCTGCGTATCCTTGCAGTATCATTCTTTTTCTCATTATTTCATTCATTTGAGCTGTTTGTTGATCTGTTGGTTGAAATTTTTTAATACTTGCTTGCATAACATTTTGAGGTTTTTCTGAACCACCTCTTTCAGTAGGAATAGGCTCTTTTTTATAAGGAATACCAGACCATTTTGTTCCTAAATTTTTAAATGGATTAAAACCAAATAAAGATGCAAGACCCATAAGAGGATTAAGAAAACCTAGTCCCATCTTATTAAGTGCAAAACTTGTAAGCATTTTTCCAGGGTTAAAGTATTGACCTAAACTTCCCATTCTATCTGTAAGACTACTAATTCCTGTCTTAGCTCCTGGTACAAAGCTTTTCATTCTATTTAAAAGACTTTTTTCTAAACTTGTTTCTGGAATTATACTTCTTAATCCAAAATCAATTAAATTTTGTCTACGAGTATCAGTTGTAGGTGCTTCTAATGTTAATCCTTTATCGACTGCCTTTTTAATTTCCTCAAAGTTATATCCTTTATCAGACATTTCTTTTATTAAATTCCAATCCTGTGCTCCTTCCCAGTCTTCAATTTCTCTTTTTTCTTCTATAGTTCGTTCACCCTCTGGCACTTCAAAAGGATCTCGTCCAGGTTTTTCAAAATATCGTTCTGGATCTTCCCTTGGATCAACACCTTTAACTCCTCTCATACTTAAAGGAACTTTAACTCCTCCAACCATTTCATAAGCTTCTTCTCCTGTGTCTATTCCATGATGACGAATTGGTGGTGCATATTTTTCTACAGGTTTAAACATTTCATCCCCAGGTACATCACCTAATCCAGCAGGTAATTTATCATCACCTCCAACAGGTGTAGTATCTACTTTATAAGGATCATACGGTGTTGCTGTAAATGGTCTTCCATCCCAAAATTGTAATTCTTCGGGAATACCTTTTTCATAGGGTGCTAACTCTATTTGCATCCCAGGTTGTGTCATTGCTCTTTTTGCTCTTGCTTGAAGATCAGTAGCAGAATAGTCCATTGGTAATTGAAATTGATTTGCAATGTCCATTCTTTGTTGAAACATTTTTTTATCTTGCTCTTTTTGTGCATCTACTTTAGCCTTTTCTTCTCTAGCTACAGACTCTTGTCGTGATCGTGTTGGTGCTGGTGCTGGTTTAGGTGCTGGTTTAGGTGCTGGTGGAGGGTCTCTATCAGCTCCTCCTCCACGATGGCCGCCTCCACCATTCCAACTTCCGCCTGGACCATATCCACCTATAGGATCTCCTCCGTTTAAACTAATAATACCTGAAGGTCCTTTGTTGGCTTTACCATTCATAGAACCGTGAAGATTCATTTTAATTAAAGCATCTTTTTCTGCTTTAGTAATATAAGCTAATTCTGTTTCTGGGTGATTAGGTGCTGACTTCCATTTCTTAGGAGCTTTAACCATTTTCTGTTTGCCAAGATAATTTTTAACTTTACCCTGTATTACATAATGTTGTCTTGCGCTTTTATCTATCATCTTCTCCCATCCGCTTGTATATCTAATCTAAAAGTTCCAAGTTTCCAGTGCTGTCCTGTACTTGTATTATCTACTTTTAAAGATATGGCTCTTGCTCTAGCACGTGTATCTATTTTAGTTGTACTTGTAGTTGTATCAAAAGGACCTAA